TTACTGCTTCTCCTCATAATTTTTTATTATATCATTCTTGTTATCCAATAGTTTTTGATAAAAAAGATTATTCATCACATTGTAGTAAATCATCAACTGGATTAAATTTAAGAGTTTATAATATTTATACTGGAGAAATAATTAATTTACGTAAAGATCATATTTTCTTAATAAAAGTGTTTGGAAGTAATAATTTTCAAGAAGGAAAATATTACAGGACTGTTGATGATTTAGTTAAAGCTAGACAAGACATTAAATACAAATACAATAGTATTAGAGATATAAGATATTATGAGTTTATTAGGAATGAAATTTGTAAGAAAAAAATTAGTCCTAATTTTGTACAATCATATTGTTATTTTTTAGATGAAGATACAAAATTATCATTTAATAAAAATAATAATAATAAAATTACTGTTAATAAAACAAAAAAATTTAATTATAATTTTACTAACGAAAATGATAAATGGTACGAAGAAAAAATGGAACAATTATTATTAATATTTACAGAATCTCCTGAACTTAGTATTAAATATTGGTGTTCCAACGAATTTGTAAAAGATAGAAGTGTTCATAGACAAACTAGAATAGGATATAAGTCTCATAATGTATGGAATTCTATTATAGCTCAAATATTATTATCATTTTATGTTATGTTAGATAAAAAATTTATTATAACTGAAATGACTTTACAGGATAATTTCTATATAAAAGATGTTAATTTATATAATCAAACAAATCAATATTGGATTTATATAGTAAATGGTATAAAATATTATATACCTAATAATGGTTATTTATTAATGATTGATCATAATTATCATGATCTCTCTAATGAAAACCAATATAAAATTTTATCATCTAATTTAAAAGATAATGATAATGATATTAATAAAAAAATTTATGAAAATTTTAAAAAATGTGTAGATATACAAGAATTAGTTAATAATAAAAATAATCAAGTAATAATACCAGATACTGTACAAGAATTATTTAATAATATTAAAGATGAAATAGGAAAAATAAAAGAAACAGAATTTTCAAAACAAAAATATGAAAAAAATATATTATACAAATTTTTAGGTAATTTTATTCATAATCGTATTGGAACAGTTATAAGAGATTTAGAGAAAATTAATATAAACAAAGAAAGTATATTACCATTTGCAAAAGGTGAAATAGCTATATATGAAGAAAAATTTGACACATATAAAATTGTAATGTATATTGATATACAAAATGATAGTACTTGTAAATGTATATCTAAAAAAGATAATATTATAGAAGAAATATTAATAGATAAAGGAATTTTATATCATTATTCTGGTTCAGACGAAATACCTCCAGATAATTTTACAATAGATAATTTAATAGAAACATATATAATTTAAATTCTAATATATTAATATAATATTATGTTAATATATATATAATAATGAATTACAGTTTTATAGATAAATATTCTACAAAAGATTTTGTTATACCAAATGATAATAATTTATATAATGAATATAATACATCTAAACCAAAACCAAAATTTGATAATTATTATATGCCAAGTTATGAACAAAATACTAATAATTGGGCAACAGAAAATAGTATACAAAAAACTATGTTAAAAAGTATTCATACTCCAACACCACTAGGTGAAATATTTTTTAGTAAAGATAATATAATTAGAATTCAACAAAAGATAAAATACGAGGTATTTATAAGAACGAATGGTAAATATAAACTAGAAGTAGATCAAAACGAGACAGATTTGCTAGTAGTAATGAGAGATGCATATATATCGGATGCGAATAATAATCCATATAAAATGGTTCATCAAGTGAAGGTATTAAATCACAGGGTGGTTGAAAAAATAGTACCAGATATGATATCAATGATAAAACAAGATGATGAGTATATTAAACAATTAGATAGACCGATAGATCCAATACCATTGCCGGTCAATGTATCAAAAGCAGGTAGATTAAGTTTACCATCAGTAACAACTGTATTTTTTCCAAGATCTTAGTTAATATATTAATTTAATATATTAATTCAATTAAATTATTAAATATATTTAATATATTTAATAATTTATATAATGTCAAATTCATCATCAGAAGAAGATTGTGTAAAAGATTTTATGTTTGAACATTCAATATTAGATAGAATTTTGTTAATATTTGAAAAATATATAAATAACGATTCGCCTTTATTTGGATATAAATATTTAAAAGTTTTGGTATTAATAATAAAAATATTAATTGAAAATCATCATGAAAAGATGGAAGAATTATATGTATTTCCAACAATTACATCTAATGATAATAAAAAACTAGTAAAATTATTAATTAGAGAACATAAATTAAGTAGAAAATTAACTAATAAAATACTGAAATATTCTAGTAATGAAAATATATTTAATGAAAATATTATTTTAATTAAAAATTTACTAAAAAAATTTATTGATATGTATAGATATCATGAATCACATGAAAATATAGAGATTTATCCTGAATTTCAAAAAAATATTACAAAAATACAATATAAAAAAATTAATAATTTAGTTGAAAATAATGAAAAATTAATTCTTGCAAAAATTAAAACTAAAAATATTATTCAAATAATAATTAAAATTGAAAAAATTTTATTATAAAAAAAAATTTTAATAATATTATATCTCCTATATCGTTCGTGATCATACTTATGCCCCCTACCCCTTACTCTTTAGATCCTTCTCCTTCTTTTTCCTCCGCACCACCTTTCGGTGCTATAGCTCCTTCTTTATCAGGTTTTCTATCACAATCTTTATTATTTTTAGCATTGTGGTAAATAAAGATTGTACCATGTGTTCCTGCTGTTGTTAATGCGTCATTTTCTTGCATCCATGTAGTTGCCTGTACCTCTTTATCAATTTTATCTAATTGAAGTGGTTCGTAATGTAATGCTGTTCCTACAATTGTCGTATCTTTTATAACACCACCTTTATTTCCTAATACAGTTGCAGTACAACATATTATTTCTAAACTATCAGGCTCTCTAGGATTTTTAGTTTGAACACTAACAAAAGATTTTAGTTTAAAATCATCATTGCCACCGACTTTAATTGATTTTTCGATAGTTAATGATCTTTTATTTAATTTTTCAAATTGAGAAATTGTATTAGGTAATTGGACCATATTATATGGTTGAGTTAATCTAGTATGTGATAAATCAAAGAATCTTCTGTGAACATAGAAGATTAATATTTCACGTGAGTGTAATATTTCTTGTTGTTTTTGAACAATTTGTCTATGATGAATATATAATTGTTGTTGAGTTTTAAGTGCTTGGCTAATAGTGGTTGGAGCATCTTCTTTAGGATCATAAAGAACGGAATGAGAAGAATTACTAGGTAATCTAATAGTAATCATAGGAAGAGTAGTAATATGACCAGATGCTAATGCTGGAATATTGGAATAAACAGATGAAATGCTATATACAGGTCTTGTTAAGACAATAGTAGGTCTTAATGAGAAAGCAGCTAATAATTTTCTTAATATAGTACCTTCATCTTTAACATATGCAAGATCTGCAGCATCAAAAACACTTGCTCTGCAATTATCAATAGCAAGAATAAATGAGCTTAAATCGTTCATATAGAATTTTCCTTGTCTTAAACTTAATACAGCTTCCATAAGTTTGCATTGAACAACACATCTTTTTAATAAATCATCAAAAGGCTTGCTTTTGGTAACACATGCAGTTTCAGCAGGATCAGTAGCAATATCCCAATATAATTCATATTCAGGTTGAGTTTGTATTTCAATACCATTGTATTTTTGATATATAATTTTAGCAATATTTGCTATTAACATATGTTGATCAATAATATCAATTTTAGGTAAGAAAAGAGCTGCTACGACTGGATGAACAAATGAGAAAATATTAATTTTATTTCTTTCAATAGGTTGTACGCTAACGTTATGATCTATATCTTCATAGATAAGTGATTGGAGAATAACTTGATTATGTATATCTCCATATAATTCATTGTGTTGAAGAATATGTTGTAAAGATTCTGTTTGATCTTTATCAATATTTAATGAACCGGTGAGATTATTTGAAGCAGGAACAAAACCTAATGCTTTAGTCATTTCATTGGCCATTGAGTAAGCATCATCAGGATTGTAATGTTCTTTATTTTTATTCATGAAAATTTCATTAATAATAGCTTGAGCTTCGGAATCATCAAAATCATATTTGCTTTTATATTCATCAATTTTACGGATGTATTCTTTTATAGAAAGATTGGGATATTTAGCTAAAAGTCTTTCTTTAATCTTTTGAGATAATTTTTTAACTCTTAACATTTTCTTGTTATATTTATCAATAATAGCACCAATAATATTTCTATCTTTGCCATATTTATCTCTTAATTCATCTAATAATGTATTGCTAGATTTGTGTTTACCAGCATTTTTACGAATTAAATTTCTAACTTCTTTATCGATATCTTCATTAGAAGATTTGTGAAATGATGTATCCGGATTAGACATACTGTATATATATTAAATTATATATTTTTTTTTATAAAAAATGAATTATATATTTTTCTATAATTTTTATATTAAAAATTATAAATTTAAAAAATAATATTATTACTTTATTATTTTTTATTTTTTAGTTTGTTTATCTTGGTTATATTATTAATATAATTACTTGATTCACACTTGTTATTATTTAACTTATTAATAATTTCGCCCATATAGATAAATTCATCTATAGATTTATTCCTTATAACTTCATTTGAATTTTTATTTATAGTTTCGTTTGTTTTATTAATATTTTTTTTATTCATCTTTTTAACAGATGTTCTATTTAAATCAGCTGCAAAAACTAATGATGTATTCTTTTTTTTATTAGAATCATTATTAATAGTGAATTTATTAATATAATATGATGGTATGGCACAACTAATATATCCATGTAATTCTAATAAATCCCAATTTTGTTCACCATAAATATAATTTTCCAAGATATCACCACTTGATAAATTATTAAGAACCTTAGAATATTGTTCACTAGTAATAAATTTATGATAATTCTCATGTATCATAAGTGGAATTAAAACTTTTTCTGTTTCATATAATTCAATACATGTATCGATATTTATATAATCAGTTAATAATTTATTAGTAGCTTTATAAAGATCAAAATCTAAATCTTTATTCTTCATAATACTAATAAAATTATCAAATAATATTTGCGTAATTTTTTGATTTTTATAATTTATTTTTAATTCATCTAATTGTATTAAAATTTTCCTCATGTCAAATTGACAATATTCTATGAATTTATTTATTAAATCATATTCTAAATTTATTTTCTCTATTTTACATATATTATATACCCACCTATTTATCTCACTCAAATATGGCGAATAAATTTTAACTTCATTTGAATATTTTTTGGTTTCATTTAATTGTTTATTATGTTGATTATTTGTTATTATTATTATAGGCATCCATCTATTGTAATTGTTATCTTTTATAATATTAAAAACGCTTAATTTATCATTTAACGTTATAACTGATTCTAATTCATCTATTAATAATATTAATTTTCTACTATTTCCATCTAAATAATTTTTATATGTTAATTTACCTATCAAATCTACATCTAACTTGATTTTTGGATCTAACATATTCAAATTAATTATATCATAATTCATCTCCTTTAATATTATATTAACTATCGATGATTTACCACATCCATGAGATCCAGTTATTAATAAATTACCCTTTCTTTTACTAAATTCTATTTCTTCCTCAGATATATTTACTAACTTTTTTTTACGACCTTTCGAAGATTTTTTTAATAAACCATTCTTTTTTAAAAATTCATTTACAGTTTCATAACTTTCTAACCAATATTTTATATAATCTATTACCTTGTTATTACCTATTATTTCAGATAACTTACTAGGTTTGTATTTATTATATATTGTATTATTCATTGATATATCTATAATATTATATATTATATATCTTCTAAATCAATATTTTTATAAATATTCATTTACTTAAAAATCTAAATTTTATGTACTATTTTCATTAATTATTAAAAAATATCAGTATTTTCATTAATTATTAAATTATTATTATTTTCATTAATTATTAAATTATTATTATTTTCATTAATTATTAAAATATCAGTATTTTCATTAATTATTAAAATATCAGTATTTTCATTAATTATTAAATTATTATTATTTTCATTAATTATTAAATTATTATTTTCATTATTAATAATATTTAATTTATTATTTTTAAAATTATTAATAATATCTAATTTATTATTTTTATTGGACAATAAATCTTTAACGAGATGAATAGTTTCATTATTTAACAATAAAGAGATAATATTATTTTTAGAATTAAAATTGATATTATAATTTTTAAGAGATGTAAAATCACCACAATTAAAGTCTACCGGTACTCTTAGATAAAAAGGAATTAAATTTTTTTCAGTTAAGTGAATACCATGTATACATCTTTTAATTATAAAATCATTATTATCTTCTTCTTTAAGGATATTAAAACATTTACCATACATCATATCATTATAACAAATTTTAATTTCTTTAGTACATGCACCGAATTTACAATTATAACCTCCAGGACATTTTTTATTTATACAATTTTTACATTCTTTAGTATAAACTATTAGTTCATCTAATAAATTTTTATCATTATATATATTAATATTACTTAAATCGTCCATTAAATAGATAATATCATAAATATATTGTCTCAATGTATCTTTTTTTTGATCATCTAAACTATGAGCAAACATACATTTATTTTTATATAAACATTTTTGAAAATTAACAATATTATAACATAATAATTTTTTTATATTTTCGGTTTTATCCATTTTAAATATTTAAATTAATATTTTTTTATATTGTTATTTTATATTATAATTAATATGAACAAACATAATTTAAATGAAATTGTAAATTTTGCTGAAAAAAATAATAATTTTTCAGATTTTAATATAGTTAATAATTTTAAATTAAATTTTACTAAATATAAATCTATTAATTCTAAAAAACAATCAGATATTAAAAAATGTATATTATCAGGTGGTAGTTTGAATGATCAACAAACAAAAGAATTAGAAGAATTGCAACAATTACAACAAAATGGATCAATTAATAGTGATCAATTACTAATGTTACAACAATTACAACAAATGCAACAACAAAATCAACTACAAACTTCAGCACAACTAGAAACTACAACTCTAGACTCATCAATTCCACCTCCACAAAATATACAATATCAACCAGTATCTAGAATGTCTGGAATACAAATGGAACCAGATAAATATTTACCTAAACCAAATTATATAACAGATGAATTTAAAACATTTACAATTGAAAAAGGAACTATATTATTTTATTCAACAACTGAACATCGCGGTTTTAATACAGAATCCTTGCAATTAAATGGTACAAATACAATAAATAATTCAATGGAAAATATATCATTTTTTACACCAAATTTTAGATTAGCTAGTGATAAAATTCAAGGATGCAGTCTTGATAAACAAAAAGGATATATACATACATTTAAAGTTATAAGAGATATAGCTGATATATTTATTAAATTACCATATGATACTAACGAAGATACAACAATTCAAGATATTCATAGAGAATTTTGTGAAGGAACTAGAAAATATTCAGGTGTTGGATTTTTCTATCCAAAAAATGAAATAGAGTTATTTAATAATCAAGTATTACAAAATAATATGTTAAATGATGCGAATAATATGTATTATTCTGAATTTTATTTATGTAATCCCAGACCATATTTAGAATACATGTATTCTCAAAAATGCATGAGTTTAAGAAAATTAACAGATCCTTATAGATTCAATTAAATATTACAATTAATTTATTTTACATATAGCTTATGTTATATTTAAATTTTTTATAAAATCTAAGTGATATATAAATAGATGATAATAAATCATGAACATTGTAAAAAATTATTCAATTATATATTGAGTAAAAAATATGAAATAATATTGGATAAAAATTATAATGATATATTATATATAAAACACGATAATGGAGAATTAAAATGTAAATATATATTAATATTTTCAAAAATAGAAAATAGTATAATTTGGTCATATGAAAATGAATTTATTGATATAAAAACAAAAGAAATAAGTAAAAAAATAAGAAAGATAATAAAAGAAGAAAAATCAATAGTAAACATAATAAATAAGATAATATCGAACGATATAAAAATTAAATATGAAAACGAAGAAATAAAACCACTCTGGATAATAATAAATAAAGATAAAAATTATATACAATATTTAATGATAATAGATATAATATATTTATAAATTTCTATAATAATTATAAATGAGTATCTATAATATTGAGACAAATTCAAATTTGTTATTAAATAAAATGGAAAAAATAATAAATAAATCAGAAACTAGTAAAATTAAAAAAACAAAGTGTAAAGAATGTAATAAAGATTATGAAATATTATATAGTTATAATTACGATAATAAAAAAATAAAAATAACAGATAATGATATTCATAATTTACGAGATCATCAATTAATAGATATAAAGCTATATAATAAAATATCAATGATAAATTTTCCGAATATTAATTATTGTTTAATAAACACCAATAGTTTAAATATAATTGATGGTTTATATGAGGATGGAAGTAATGAAAAGTATATTGAAGAAAAGAAGAATATATTTACATCAAAGATCAATAGATATTCAGAACATTCTGGATTTATTTATTTTAAAGATAATAAAATAAACAAAATAGTTGTATTAAATGATTCGAGAGTTGATAAAGCTGATCCAATAATTTATATGCCAGAAAACTGTATTGAAGCATTAAAAGTAGATTATTTATATCATACACATCCCAAGACACCATACATTGGTTCAAGAGCTGAAGATGGCATAATATATGAATTTCCATCAATAAGTGATATACTACATTATGTTGATCATCATAATAGTGGAAGATTATTAGGATCATTTGTATTTGCACCAGAAGGAGTTTATATGATACATAAATATAATTTAAATCGTGATAAAATAAAGATAGATTATGATTTAATGATTAAAGATTTAAAATATATTTTTAGCATATGTTATAATGATTCAATAAAGAAATATAAAGATATACAAGAATATAAAATAAACAATGTAATAAAAATTCCAGATAATTATTTTTATGATAAAATATCAACAAATTTTGAGTATATTAATAATATAAATAAAACATTAATTAAGTATGATTTATATATTGATTATTATCCAAGAATAAAACTAGAAAATAATAAATATTGGATTTTTCCCGATATATATGTACCATTATTAAGTTGAAAATTATTTATAAAGATAATTATATGGAAAAAAAATTAATATTAATTATAATATTAATAATAATATTAGTAAGTATTCAATATATTAATCTTAATAATAAATTAATTTATAATAAGTTAAATAATAACTTAAATGAAACTTTTAATATTAATGAAAGTTTAAAAAAAAACAATATAATTATTGTTTCTGATGAGGAATATTATTATTTAAATTTTGAAATTGAAGATAAAAATTATATAGAAAATAATAAAAATAATAAATTATTGGCAAAAAAATATAATATAATTAAAATTAGAATAAAATAAAAAATATATAATTTAAATATTTTTTATTTTTGCTAGTATTAATTTATAATTGTAATATATAATATGCATAAATTAAATGAATTAATAGTTTTACTAATTATACTAATAGTATTTATAAATGTATTTAAAAAAAATGAAGGATTTAGAGTAGATTCTCAAAATTTTCCTTACACCAATTATAATAATGTAGCTAATCAATTAGATTATAGCAGCTATGAAGCTCCTGGAATGTACAAAAAACATTTTGGTGAAGTAATGGGTCCATCTAGTAAAATAGGTGTTAATCAAAATAGTAATGAAGATATATTTGACAATAGAGGATTTAAATTTACAGATAATAGTAGCAATAGAGGTGATATTGATGTATTTACAGATATTGTAGATAATCAGCAATTAAAAAATAATTTTGAAAGAACATATTTATTAGATCCAAATGGTTCAGTAGCTAAATATGATATTACTAATAATAAAATTAGTCCAAACTGCTGCCCTGCCCAATATTCACCACCATTTAAAATTAGTGATAAAGTAGATCCTAATTGCAATTATGCACAAGATTATGTAGCTAATCAATATTCTGGTATGAATTATCAAGATGGTTATGGTTGTGTTTGCATGACACCCAAACAAGCAGAATTTTATGGATCCAGAGGTGGAAATACCGATTAATTATAAATTTAATAAATATTATAGGTTATAAAATCAACCATCTTTATTTATAAATTAAGTTAAAATATTAATTGTAATATTTTAAGTGAAGGACTGAATTTATATGTAAATAAAATTTAATAATTCTATAAAATAATGAAACTTTATAAGGTAAGTTAAAGTGAGTTATAAATAAAATATAAAAATATAGGAATAATTTATAATAATATGGATTATAGATATTTAGTAGAAACCAAAAATGAATTTAATAATTTTTTGAACAACATGCTAGTATCACACATATATAATGGTATTAAAGGCATGTTAAAATATTCCGATAATGTTTATTTACAAATAGAAGAAAAGAAAAAACGAGGATCTAAATTTAATAATCCGGGAATAGTAATTATTTTTAAAAAAACATTAGAAGGAATATCTGGATTAAATAATCATGAAATAGAAGAAGAATATATGAGAATAAAAAATCATTCAGGATTTCCAGAATGGTTTGATTTATTAGTAAAAGCATCATTTAAAAGTTATGTATTATTATTAACATGGGATCCAGAAACTAATCAGTCAAAATATAGTGATAATAAATTATATGATTCTATAGTAATTAAAGATTTTATTCATAAATGTTATATTACAACATGCAATTATTTTAAAGATAATACTGAATTATTTATAAACAATCGTTCAAATAAAAAAGAAATGTATGAAATTATTAAAAAATGTATTGAAATTGGAATGAAAAAATCTTTACCATATGATGAAATTATTCAAGAATATTTAAGAATTGATTTTACAAATATTAATAAAAAAACTAATAATGATAAAGAAATTACTAAAGTTAAAAATTTAGTATATAATATGATAAATAATAATAAATATGGTGGTAAAAATACTATATCTAAAAAAATATTAACAGATGATTCATTTGATCAATATAAAAATGATAATAAAAATGATAATAATAATGATTATAATAATAATTATAATGGTTTATCTAAAAAAGAGGAAGTAGAAAATTTTATTAATTTAGAATTAATTAATCAAAAAAAAATTAACAATATGAATAATTCAATATCAAATACAAGTGATGTATTAACAAGATCAAATGTTAAGAGTAAAGAATTCGATAATATAATAGAAGAAGCATCAAGAAAAAGCGAGAGTGATATTGATAGTAATAGTGGTAATAATAATGAAAATTCAATAACATCCGAAACATCATTAGATGAAGAAATTAATGAATTAGAAAAAAATTCAGAAGGAAGTGCACCAAAAATAATAAATAGTCCACCAGTTATAAGAAAAAATTCAATAGAAAGATTAGATGATGATATAAATGTAAAAAAAAATAGTAAAATAGAGGTAATATTAAATAAAAATAATTCTAGAACAGATAAATTTGATAAATTAGAATCATATTATGATAATTTACTTAGATAAATAAAATAAAAATTAAAATAAAAAATAAATATATATAATGAAAAAAATAGTTAAACATGACTTTAATATAAGATCTACAATCCAGAGTAATATATTATTAATAGGATTATGTATATTTACGGTAGTATATATAATAATAAATTATGATAAAGTTATTGCAGGAGTAATAGATGGTGTTAATATATGGAATACGATATTAATAAGCATGATAATTATATTAGTATTATATTTATTAACATTAGATGAAAATATTATAGAACACAATGATGATATTGAAATAAAAAAATTCAAATTAAATTCAGTAAATCCAGAAAAGATAAATGAACTAAAAGGAGGTACTAAATATAAAATAGCAAATAATATATATTCAAATATAAATGATTTTGACAATCAAAATATTTTTATAAGTCAAAAGAATAAAGGTAAATATGGAATTAATTTTTAACATTATTTGTAAAATTTTAAATATAATAAATTATATTTAAACTAAATAAGTTTTTAGCACATATAATATTATGTTGAGTAAATATAATAGAAATGACTAAGGTTAAAGATGTTAAATTAGGTGATAATATGAGCTTACCTATAAAAGAATTTTATTTAGAATCAATGTGTGAAAATCCTGCAATAGTAATGATAGCAAAAAGAGCTTCTGGTAAATCATGGGTATGTCGTGCTATATTAAGACATTTTCGTGATATACCAGTAGGTATAATAATAGCACCAACTGAACGAATGGCGAATCCTGCATTTTATTCTGAATTTTTTCCGGATAGTTACATACATTATGATTACAAAAGTGAGATAATAGAGAGATTATTATACAGACAAGATATAATGATAGAGAAACAGAAAGATAAAGAAAAAGAAGGAATAATAATTGATCCGAGAGGATTTATACTGATGGATGATTGTTTAAGTAAGAAGGGTTCATGGATGAAAGATCAGCCAATTATGGAATTATTATTCAATGGAAGACATTATCGTTTGATGTATATGTTAACAATGCAATTTCCATTAGGAATTACTCCAGAATTAAGATGTAACTTTGATTATATATTTTTATTAGCAGAAGATATATATTCAAATCTTAAAAGATTATATGATCATTATGCTGGCATGTTTCCGACATTTGATTCATTTAGACAAGTGTTTAAAGAGTTAACTGATGATTTTGGAAGCATGGTAATAGTAAATCGAGGTGCAAGATCAAGTTTTTTAGAAAAAATATATTGGTTTAAAGCAGGTAACGATTCAGTAGGAATGATAGGTTGTAATCAATTTGTAGATTATCATCGAAATAATTATAATCCAGAATGGAGAAAAAAAAAGAAGAATTTAGATATTATGGATTTATGTAATAAAAAACAAACTACTAATGCTTTGAAAGTTAATAAAGTAGGTTATGATAAAAAGAAAGATTCATCTGATTAAACTTTATAATTTTAATTACATATATAATTATTATATATGTAATTAAAATTTTCTATATATGCAAAGTGATTAAAATGTATATCTCCATCAAAAAAATGATTATTAGTTTGTAATAAAATACTTGGATCATATATATAAGTATTTTTATTTTGATAACAAAATTTATTAACAATATTAAATATAATTTCTCTTTTTTCTATAGTTTTAGTATTATCATTATATATAATATTAGGTCTAAAATGAGTTTGAAATAATATTTTTTTATCTTGAGGTATTAATTCTCTGATTGTATTTAAATCTTCTAATAATTCTTCTTCTGTTTGTAACACATATTCATATTCATTTGTTAGTTCATATTGTACTTCAAATCCATTATTTTTATATAATTTCAATGAACATATTTCAAATATATACCACTCACATTTATCAAATTCATTTTTTATATTTTCTTTTTTTATTGGAAGTAATGACTTATCTTCACATCCACAAAGATCAGCATAAGATGTTAAAAATTTTGGTAATATATCATCAGGTAATATAATTTCATCTTTTATAAATTTTATAAATTGAATATGCTGTTTAGTATTATGTAATTTACCTAAAAAATTTATTCCTATAAAATTATCAAACATCGAATGTATGGGAATAACTTTATTGTAACCATTATTTATTGTTGTAACTAAACGACATGATCCTGAAGAAAATACTTTAATCATAATTATATAAATATTTATATAATTTTTTAAATTAAAAAAAACTAAAATTGACTTATAAAATATTTATTTGGAACTTCAGTTCTTCTAATAGTATTTTCATACGTACTATCTATCCATACAGATGGTTGTGTAAACATTGTTTTAAATATATCAGATTCAAATACTGGTTCTTCTTCAATTTCTTCTAAACTTCTGGGTAAATATTTATATACTACTTTAGGCTCTATATTTAAATTATCAATCGTAAAATATATTATTAATAATGTTATACCTGTTATTAATATTAATATAAATATACCTTTTCCTAAATTCATTTATATACTATTATATTAATTTATTTTTTATTTTTTTAATTCTGAATAAATTTTACTAATCATATCAAGTTTTGATTCTAACTCTTTCATGTTATTCTTGCTTTGTTGTATATCCTCTTCAATCTTGATCTTCTCTGTTGATGCTGTGTTAAATTGACTTGTTGTTTGATCTAAATCATTATCTTCGTCTTTCTCTTCGTTTTTCTCTTCGTTTTTATCAGCATATTCATTAACTTTTTCTTTTATTGAATCTGCTGATTGCATGTATGATGATGGTATTATACCTGCTGGTGTAATTTCTGGACATCCAATACCCGTTTCTATTGGAGCATCAGTTTTTCCTGTAACTACATTTGCACCCTTTAATTGTTCGTTCTTTCTTTCTTTTTCAGTTACTTCTTCTTCTTTCAAACAATCTTTGTATGCTTTCATGTATTGATTTAATGATTTTTCTCTATAAACTGGATCATCTTCAGTTTGCATATTAGAAATATCAACATCAAAAGGTAACCATTTGCCAACCTCACCTACAAAAATATTATGAAATTTATCAATTTGTTGTAATTTTTCAGAGTGAGCTTTAGCATCATCATATGATTCAAAAACACCTCTAACCTTAATACCTAGAATTTTTTGGTCCTTATATTCTTCACGTTTATCTTCAGGAAAACAATTAGGTGTTAACATAGAGATAACACAAAAATTTTGTCTTTTAACTGAATGTTTAAAAGGTTTATCTTCATCAAGAAAATCTTCTTCTGGTTTAAGACTTGACATAATTATAATAATAATTAATATTATATTATTTAAATCAATTTAAATAAAAAAGAATGACTTTTTTATTTTTAATAAAAAAATAAAATAATTTTTTAAATATATGAAGTAAACCAGTTAGTTTTAATATTTAATAATTTTTCTAATTTTTCAGTATCTTTTTTAAAAAAAGGTATTAATTTTTTATATAATTTAATATCAATTGTACTTTTATCTTTAGATTCGAAAATTCTTTCTTGTTCAATAATTTTTAATTCTTTTACATTTAAAAATTTATAAATTTTATTACATTCAACTGTTGGATTTTTTTCAAAATCTGTTGTTAATAAAACTATAATATTATCTTTAGAAAACCATCTCATTAAAATTTTAATGTATTTATAATAAAGACCTCTATCTAAATAATCTACATTAATACTATGAAATGTTTTATTTTTATATTTATTTATTCTTTCAAGTTCTAAATTTATTTCTTCTTCAAATGTTTTATTATGCTCATTTGGATACATAATTCTTTTCATTTTATATTCACTATAAGCTCGATGAATTGGATCTCTTAAAATTAATATAATTTTTACATAAGGATTAACCATTTGAATTAATGGAAAAGTAAATTCTAAATATAATAAGTTAGGTGTTTTTTCTCCTACTACTATTTTTTTATAATTAAATTTTTTCTTATACCATTCTATACCTTTTTTCCAAAATAGATCAAAAAAATGAGGTTCTGAAATTGTAGGATCTTTATTTCCATCAATATAAAGATCAGGATGTTTAGATATTGTATATGCTAATGCAGTTGTTGCGGATTTTGGTGCACCCATAATTATAAAATCAACAGGAAATCTCCATTTTGTTCCATAAAAATTATATACGTAATTTATATTTTTAGTAACCATACTAAATTTATTATTATTTTTATAATTTTTAAAAATATTTTTAAAATTATTTAGATTATATGTATTTAAATATATTAAATTAGATCCAACTTTTAACATATTAAAAAGTTGTTCAAAATCATTATCTGTTAAATCATTTCTTAAAACTATTATTTCATCAAAAAATGGTGGATTTATTTGTGTAAATAATGCATGAATTCTCCATATTTCAAGTTTAAAAATATAAATATCATTTTTATTTGATTTAGATATTATATTATTTATAGATTCTAATTCATCATTATTTTTATAATAAATTAATTTCATATAAATATATTTTATAAAATAAATCATTTAAATTCTAAAATAATTTTATAAATTACAAAGAGGAAAATTAAGATCTAAAATATATAGTGTTACACAACTAATTAGACAAGCAATTAAAATAAATTGATTAATTGTTATATTAGTAT